GATACTGAGAATGGCTCATTGAAATGTCCCGTCGATGGATGGGTTGCCAACTTTAAGCCAGAATCTCGCCAGTCCTACAACATGGCCCGTGCGCGTATGTCGAAACACTGTAAAACGAGCAAGGATGATCGTGTTCGTGAGTTCGGTATGAAGGTTTTCGGATGATAGACACCCCACCGATTGAGGAAAGTCCTCAGTTTTGGCATCCTAATCGGTTTGGGGTTCAGTTTGCGCCGGAGTCCTTTCGACAGCAGCTTCGGGAGATACATCACGATTTGGAGGCGACATGGCATCCACTTCGTGAGCGTTGGTTGGTCTGGTACAAGCGTCCTCGTATACAACACCATCGGTCTAAAGGATGGTTGTTGTTGTTTGTGGTGGAAGACTCTAGTGGTCAATATGTCCCACTGGACACTCGCGCACTTGCCGCCTGTTATGAACAGAGCGGTTTTAAGTGGGGGTCTGGTAAGAAGTATTGGGCGAGAGTCGAAGAAGAGTCACAGCGAGAGCAAATGGAACGCGATGCTGACCGAGAGCAAGAGCTTTCGGACGTAGGATCTGATCGATGGGATCATACGAGAATACAGGTCAGTATGCGTGGTCATTCCTCTGGCAGTAAATTTGTGAATCACCATGCGGGGGATTAAGTCTTATGGCTACAGGCCAATCGCTGTTGGACACGATGGAAGTGATGGATCGTGGCCTTCAGCTTCAGTCAGGTGAAACAGGTGTCACGCTCGGTCTTCGGGCCTTAAATTCGGCCCAAGACCACTTTGAGTCCATGATGGCATTACAGACGAATGTCATGGCTTCGAGTATCGGCACTCTCACGACATCGGCCAGCACGGAATCGACAGCTTTTCCTACAGGATTGATCCGCCTGGATCGCTTGCAGTTTATTGATCCGACGACAAGTCGTCCTTCGTGGGACTTAGAGCGTGTGGGATATACCGGGGATCACTACACTTCGCGTACGTTCTATCCGTCAGTGCAATTCAATACCACGACGACGGGTCGTCCTGTGCGATACTGGACAAATGGAAGTCACATCTATTGGGATCCGCTTCCCGATGCGACACATACAGTGCGGTATTATGGGATGAAGGCCGCTGATGATATTACGGCGAGTGGCACCTTTGCGTATCCAGATATTGTGATGCTGCCGATTGCCCAGTTTGCTGTTCGGATGCTGCGTGTCGGAAAAGATGACGAGGCGGGTCCGGTGATTGACTTAGGGAATCAGATTTTTGGGCCTGTGATACAAACACTGGCACGGTTTAATCGGGATCGTGCGCCTGGTTACGATTATCGGTATACACATACAGAATAGGAGTGCCTGATGGCGTTCATTCAGGAAGATTTTCAGGATATCAGAGACACACAACTCATCAAACGCGCCAAGATTGACGCGGCGAGTAGTGGGGATAATACCCTTGTTGCGGCAGTTACGGGAAAGAAGATTCGTGTCTTGGCCGCATTCTTCACCATGACTGGTACAGCCGTCACCATTCGATTTGAGGATGGGGCTGGTGGAACCGCTCTCACCGGACAGATGGGACCGACTGCGGGACAGACGATTGTCCTGCCGTTTAATCCGGTCGGCTGGTTTGAAACGTCTGATGCCACGCTACTGAATATGGAACTGAGCGGAAGCCAGTCGGTTGATGGCGCGTTAGTCTATATCGAGGCGTAAATGGCGAGAAGTACGAGAAGGCGTGTTCGGACGCAAGACGAAGGGCATCGTACTGGACGGGCGTTAAATGTCCCCGGTCAGGAACCACCCGTTCGTTCTCCAGCACCGACTCGATCCTCCTCATCTACTCCAAAAGAGGAATCATCTTCGCCAGTCAGACGCACTCCTTACGAAGAATGGATGAATCGTGACAGGGATACAAGTGAATTAGACCGATATATGACAAGGGGTCGATTGGATAAGTTGCCTCCAA